TGCATTACAGCTTGTACACCTCTGATTGCTCCTGCAGCCCATGATGGTGGATTTGCTGCATCAAAGTTAGATGTTAGCTGTGCAAGTTGCCCTGCTACAGTTGCCTGTTCTGTTGGTGTGGCTGTAGCAGATTGTATTTGTTCAGTAAACTGTGATGCTGTCTGTGCATTTGCAACAGGTGATATAAGTTCACCTTGCTGTATCTGTCTTTGCACAGGGTTCTGCATTTCAATAGCAGTTCCTTGTGCAGCATTAAGGTTAGATACAGATGTACCACCTGCAGTTTGTGCTTGTACTGTAACAGGGGGTGTTGTTTGTTGTGCCTGTGCTTGTAGCTGTGCCACATCTTGTTGTGTTGTTGTAGGGGTTATCTGTGCAGCTTGAGTTGTTATAGGGGGTGCTGTTAAGGCTGTAGTAGCCTGTGCTATAGGTGTTTGTATTGCACCTGTTACTTGTCCTGTAGCAGGATTAACCATCTGCCCTGTTTCCTGTAATGTACCTTGAGGTACTATTGTACTACCTATAGGTAATGCAGGTGCTTGTGCTTGTTTAGCCATCAAGTCTTGTATTTGTTGTCCTTGTTGATATTGTGCTTGGGGAATAAATTGTTGAGGTAGAGGTTGTGCCATACCACCCTGTTGCATTTTAACAGGGTCAAATGTTTGTGTAGGTGGTGGTACAAATGCACCTACTGTATCTTCAGATTGTTTTTGAGTTTGTTTAACAGTGCCGTTCTTAGACATCTCCATAGCAGAGTCTTCTAGCTGTTTCATTCTTTCTTTTAATGAGACATTACTATCTAGATACTGTTGAAAGCCACTCATTTCACCTGTATAGCCCATACTTCTAGCTATACGCTCCATAGCTTGTGGCTTAAATGCCTTAAACTTTGCCATAATTATTTACCTATTAATATCTTATCTAATTTATCTTCTAGTCTTTGTAATGCATCCATTACTGTGTGCATATCTTCTTTT